CGGCTCAATCTTAATCCGCTGCTGGTCGTCGTCCTCATCTTCCTCGTTGACGTATTCCGTCCGCAAGCGCCAGGCGCCAAAACCGCCGCCTACCGCCTCTTCAAAGGCGTTGTCATAGGCTTCCTCTGCCACGCTGTCCTGTTCATCGGCGCGATATAGGTCGTTGCAGGTCTCGGCTAGGGGGTCATTTTCCTGGCCATCCTTGGACACAAAGGCTACCGAGATGCGGTTATTGCGGAACTCGTTGAAGATGCGAATGACGGAAAGGTGAACCTTGTTCACCTCAAACTTGGGTTTGTTCTCGAATTGCTCCGAAAGCGGGCCTTCCCATTGGGCGCCGGCAATGCTGTAAAAGCGCCGGTCTTTCAGGCATTGCAGCCGTTCATCCCGCAGCGCGGATTGAATGCGGTCAAACTCCGCCATGGCCTCCTGGTGGAGGTTTGCCAAGGCCTGCTCTCGGGACATGCGCGCCATGGTGGAGCATCTAGCCCCAACGATGGGCACTTGGCAAGGGTATAATTGCGGGGCGGGTTTCTACCTTGGCGCGGCGGACGCCTTCGCAGGCATAGCGCAAGGCGTCTATGACGTGGTTCTTCTTATCTTCAAGGATCGGCAGGATGCGGTCAGTCAAGGGGTCGCGCTTGTAGGAATAGAGCGTCAGCTCGTCAATCGTGTGAACGCATCGCGGGTGGACCACGATATCGTAGGATTTCAGCCATTCCACCCCTTCCTCCAGGGATCGCGGCCCCTTGACCGCTGGGAAGATGCGCGGGAAGCCATGCTTTCGCATGTGCGAGATAGTCTCAGGCCGGGCATTATCGGCGGTCATCGGCCATTTTTCGGCCTCGGGGATGGTCATGAACAACTCGGGGATGTTCACGATCTCGCAGCCCACCTGATAGGCCTCGAAGTCAACGTAAAGCGTCCGGCCTATGATGTGGCAGCGCACCAGCACGGTCGGATCAACGCTGAAACCCCAGTCCGCGCCCATGCGGTGGATGGCATCGCGCGGGGCTTCAAACTCCTCGACGCGCCAATTGCGGAACACGCGCGCCTCGCTGTTGGCCAGATAGCCGCCAAGCCAGACATGCTTGTATTTGTCCGGGTCACGGCGCCGGTCGTACTCCATTTCATCCCGCAAGACGTCCGGAAACCAAGGGTTTTGGTCATAATTGACGCCTAGCACCACGGCATCCTTGGGCGGCGTGTCGCCCCTCAGCAAGTGATCAACCGGGTCCGATTTCTCGCGCGGGTTCCAAGTGAACCATAATTCGCTGCCAGGCCTGCGGATTGTTGGGCGCAGCATGTCCAGGCTGGTTTGGCTTAGGCTTTGCGCCTCTTCAACCCAAGCGCGGTCATAGCCTTCAAGGGACTTGATGCTGTCGGCGGTGTGGGTTTTCATGCCCTGGAAGATGATGCGTCCATCGCCCCGGCGCGACTTAATGACGGCCTCTTGAACCTCGAAGTAATCGCCGGCGCCCATGGCCTCGATCTTGGTTTCAAGCAAGCGCTTGACGGATTGGGCAAGGCTCTTTTGGTTTTCTCGAACGCAAACGGAATAAGTGTTTGGGGCAAGGATATGCGCCTCAATCATGGCCTCGGCAAAGAAGTGCGACTTGCCGGAACCGCGTCCGCCCCATGCGCCCTTGTATCGGGACGGTGCCAGCAGCGGGCGCGCCCATGCTGGGGTTTGGATTTGCAGGGCGGTCATTTATTCCCGGTTCCAACCATCACGATCTTTCACCACCCCTTAACGCCGTGTTGGCGCTTGCGCGCTGGTTGGAGAGATACGCCAGCCGGGACCAGCGGTTAAGGAGTCAAGGGGCATTCTTTCAATCTTTGGCGTTTTGCGCCTTATCCACAATAACGCGCTCAATTCGGGTAATCGCCACCGGCTCGTCAGGATCACCGGCAAGCGTCGCCTTGCTCTCGGGCGGCATTATCCGATCCAGTAGGTTTACCGCAGCCGCGTGGCCCTGCGGATGCGCCGGGTCCAACGCGCGGGCCATCTGGGCATCAAGCAGCGCCTGGCGCCTTTCGGCAATGCTGGCGCGAATTTCCGCCGCCACGCGCCGGCCTTCGCTCTTGGTCCAAGCCGCAGGCTGTGGCGCCTCGCCAAAGGCCGCGCGGGCAGGCGCACCGCTTGCCGGTCCACCCGTGCCAACGCCACCGGCAGGAATACCGCTTGCCGGAATACCGCTCGCCGGTTTCGCGCGCGCGCGCGGGGTTTCTACCATGTCTGGCGCCTTTTCTACCATTTCTGGCTCCTGGGCTGGTTTTCCGGATTTAGCACGGGCTTGGGCTGTCGGGGAAGGGTTTTTCATCGGCTGGCCCGCAACCGCTCTGCAAGGCCCTTAAACCGCGCTACAAGCCCCTCTAGGTATTCCCGGCCCTCTTGGTCCAGCTTTGGATGCTGTAACGCCTCCTGCGCGGCTCTGGCGCGGCGCAGGCAGTCTTCCGCCAGCGCATCGTCGGCATGGGCGCGCGCCACTTGGGCAGGGGTCAGGTCCATCAGCGCCACCGCTTGCCGTGCTGGGGTGCCCGGCGCGGGATCGGCCTGGAGGCGATGGCGCTCGTCAATCCGGCAGGCGGTGGCCAGGGCTGGCCGGCGTCGGTCCAAGCGTTGAAAGCCGCCTTGATGCTGGCCTTGGTCGGGTAATTGCGGGCGGGGTCAATTGGATCGCAGGGGGCGATGGGGGCGGTGGGGGCGGTGCGAGGAGGGACTTTTTCAAACCTCCCCACCTGCGCATATGCGCGCGCGCCTGTATTTGTAAAAGGTTGGGAAAACTCCCCATCGCATCGCCCCCTCCGCCCCCCTTTGGGGTCAAACAGGTCAAGATGGGATTTAAAAATCATCTTCCATCTCCTTCAGTTTGATACCGCCTACCCAATCCTGCCCCCGAACGCGGCGACGGAATAAGCCTTTGCGGCGATTGATATTTTCGGCAAATTCTTGGTTACTGGGGGCGTGTTCCCCGTTCGCTTTGGTCCAATTTCGGAAGTCTGCGTAAAGGGCGCCAGGCCGCGCGCTGAAAGTTGCATCAAGGGTGCAGCGCTCGCCAATCCACCGGCCAAAGGCGTCTTGAAGGTCAAAATACTCGGCTGTTTTTGCCGCGATTGCCGGCGCGGTGCCCAAGCGCTGCTGCTGCCATGCAAGGCACCCCTCAATCATCCATTGCAGGATGGCCGGGTATTCTGCCTCTAGCCGGGTCTTTAGAGTGTGGTCAGGCTGCGCCGGCTCATTGTCGAAGGGGACAATCCGCAAGCGCCGCTCCATGGCCTTGCTGCGGCCCTTAAGGCGCGGCGCGTGGTTCCCGACAAACATCAGCTTGTATTGCGGCCAGTATTCGAACGGGCGCCCGAATGGCTGGCGCGCGGACACTGGCGCTTCGTTGCCGGTCAATTCCTTAATCTGGCTTTCAGCCCAGGCGTGGCCTGCCTCTGTCTCTGACGCGGTGACAAGGCGACTTCCAGCCATGCGGGCCCGGTAATACTCCACGTTCATGCGGCTATCTGCGGTGAAGGCCCCCATGGGCGCCGCTACTGCGTAACCGCCTAGGATCGTGGTGACTGTGGTGACGAACACGCCCTTGCCGTTGCCGCCGCTTCCGTACAGGAAGGCGAGCATTTCCTCTGTCACGTCGCCAGTCAGGAAATACCCACAAAGGCGCTGGAGGAAGGCAATGGTTTCAGGGTCATTGGCAGTCGCTTCGATTAGGAAGCTGCGCCATAGGACCGGATCGGATGAAGGCGCGGCAGGCGCTATCAACGTGTTTCGGCTGATGTACTCGCCCGGCTTGGCGGCGCGCGTCTTGCCTGTTTTCAGGTCCACCACGCCACCGGGTACGCCTAAAAGCCAAGGGTCAGCATCCCAAACCGCTTGATGCACGGCGATGCGCGTGTCTGACTTGGCAAACTCTAGGACGTTGCGCGTGAATGCCAGCTTGCCCATGGCCTTGCGCTCGCCCTCTGATATGCCAGGCGTGGCTTGTAGGTCGCGCAAGAATTGCCGGGCGCGGTCATTGGCCTCGCCTATCCCGTCAACCGTCCACTTGCCCTTGCTGAAAAGAAACCACTGGTTAGCGGTATGGTCCCAAACCATCTTGCCTTCCTGCTTTGCCGCAAAGGCAAGGGCGGCTTGCTCTTCCGAAAAAGACACGATGCCGGCTTCATCGCGAGCAGACTTGGCAACGGCGCGTTGCTGGCGTGCCGAACCTGTGAGGGCGCGGTTCCAGTCACCTGGGTCATAGTCTGACACGTCGGACGTCCGGTTCAACGGCGTCAAGAATGCGGCGGGCGGCTTCATTCTCGGACATCTCCCAAGTATAGCTTGCAAGGCTGATGATGCTGCGCCCTTTGGCGCCTTCAGTTTTCCAGTCACATGAAACAGTGCAGAACCAGACGGCAGGCGCTTTGCGATGCCGGCACAACAAAAGAACAGGCCAATCCGCGCGATCTGCGCGCGTGTCTAAACTCTCGCTCAATATGGCGTATTCATACCAAAGCGGCGTTCCAATCCGCGGCGCTTGAAATATCGCGCGCTTGTATCCCATGGCGGCCAATGCCATAGCCAAATTGTCGCGCGACATGCGCGCGTATTCATTGGCGATCTCTGCCGCAGTTGGCGCGGGAAGCGGATCATAGATTGACCGGCGCTTCATGTCTTGCCCTGTTTGTGCGTCTCAAAATGCGCCTCGCGCTCCAGCGCCTCTACCGGGTCAGGCACGCGATTTGCAAGGTTGCGCGCGAAGCGCTCATAGAAGGCAAGGCGATCTTCTAGGGTGGATGGGACGGGTTCATCGGTCATCTCACGTTCCATCCCCATTCCTGCAACATCAGCACCGCGTCATCCTGCGACCGCACAACCGCGACGTCATGCCCCATACGGCGCAGCATGGCAAGGCAGTCATCTTGCGCG